GGAATTAGTGAAGAAACTGCGAAGAAATATATGCCGCATGTGAAGGAGATGATTATGAAAGATTTTGAGGTTGATCGGGCACAATTTGTTGCCGAACTTATGCAGCAAGCCGCCAGTATTCAGATGGAAGCGCGTCGCACTAATCAGCTAAATATCGCATTAGGTGCTGTGAACACACTTGCCAGACTCGGCCAAGTTGATAAATAGTGTCGATTCTGTCAGATAGGGTTGGGTGCGTTTTAGACCGCCTTGATAGTGGTGGTAAGCGGGTTCATGCTCCAACGTTGCTCGACAATATAAAAGCCGAGTTGCATCCAGGTCAGCTGGACTTTGTTAATGACAACAGCACAGAAATTCTCGGCCTTAGTGCAGGCTATGGATCGGGTAAAACTTTTGCAATGTGTGCGAAAGCTGTAATTCTGGCGCTCGCAAATCAGGGATTTATTGGCTGTGTGATGGAGCCAACTGGTCCACTTGTACGCGATATTTGGCTGAATGATTTTGACGACTTTTTAGATCGCCATGGCATTCCACATAGCTTTAGATCATCGCCACTGCCAGAGTACGTTTTGCATTTGCCAGGCGGAGATACAAAAATAATTTGCCGTAGTTTTGAGAGCTGGAGCCGCATTGTGGGCCTCAACCTCGCTTGGGTCTTGTGCGATGAGATTGATACTGTCGCGCCAAGTATTGCTAACAAGGCTTTTCCTAAGATCTTGGGCCGACTACGTTCTGGCAATCAGCGGCAATTTGCAGCATCATCGACGCCTGAGGGCTTTAGGTGGATGTGGCAGACATTTGGCACCGAAGAAGCGCAACAGCGTGATGATCGGAAACTGATCAAAATGCGCACCACTGATAATCCACATTTGCCGATGGATTTTATCGACAGAATGCGCAGTAATTATGACCCGAAAACATTACAGGCATATCTGAATGGCGAATTTACGAACCTCACAATGGGGCAAGTTTATGACAGATTTAGCCGAGAAAAGCATGTATGCAAGCCGATCTCAGCATCAACTGAGCCGATTCATTGTGGGTTGGACTTCAACGTCAACAATATGTCTGCAGTGATCGCTGTGAGACTTGACAATAAGCTTGTGGTGATCGATGAAGTTTCAGGGTCTAAAGACACCGACGCACTTGCCCAAGAGATCCAGCGAAGATACAGTGGCCGCAAAACGTACATCTATCCTGATGCCTCTGGTGGCAACCGCAGCACAAATGCGTCGCGCACAGACATCCAGATCCTTGAATCCTATGGATTCAGCAATCAATCTCCCCGTGCTAATCCTCCAGTACGCGATCGGGTATCTTCTGTTCAAGCTGTGCTGGAGAATGGGAAAGGAGAAGTCCGACTCCAAGTGCAAGAAAACTGTAAGCGACTAATTGAGTGCCTGGAGTTACAAAGCTACAAAGACAATGGCGACCCAGATAAAGACGCCGGCTATGATCACATGAATGATGCGCTGGGTTATTTAATCTGGCGACAATTTAATCCACTTCATGCTCGTGCTGGCCGTGGCACAGGCATTAGGATTTATTGATTAAACTATAAGCACTGGGCGCGATCGTACTGTGTATTCTGGCTTTCAGCATTATGATCGGCAGCATCACAAGACTGTCGCCAAAGTTCAAGACGAAAATAGTGCGTGGCATAATATGCAGCCACATTGGGTCCTAATTGAGGATCTAATTGGTGGGACTTATGAAATTAGGCGAAGACATCGGCGTTACTTGCCACAAGAATTGCGCGAACTAGATGAGTCATATGATCGTCGGCTGGCTACATCTATTTGTCCACCTTACTATCAACGGCTAGAGCGCATGTTGGCGGGCATGTTGACTCGCAAGCCTGTTCGACTAAATGACACTTCTGATCAGATTCGCGAGCAACTTTTCAATGTTGACTTGCAAGACGATCTGAATGTATGGACCTATGAGACGGCGCGTCAAGCCATTCGTTATGGTCACGTTGGCGTCTTAGTTGATGCACCGACTGATGGTAAAGGGCGACCCTACTGGGTGCGCTACACTCCTCGCCAGATACTAGGCTGGAGACATGAGATCCAAGACGGACAGCAGGTTTTAACGCAATTACGGCTGCAGGAAACAGTAACAGTTGAAGACGGTGAATTTGGGGAGAAACAGGAGCAGCAAGTTCGGGTACTTACACCAGGTGAGTACAAGGTCTATCGGCGCACTGAGAAGAACAGCGACTTTGTTGTTGTTGATGAGGGTCGCACATCTCTCAATAAAATTCCATTTAGCGTCGCTTATAGTAACCGCGTCAATTATCTTGAGTCTCGGCCGCCACTAGAAGATATTGCGATGTTGAACCTGAAAGCATATCAGGTTCAGTCCGACTTGGACAATCAACTGCACATTAGTGCGGTGCCAATGCTGGCATTTTTTGGGTTCCCTTCTGCGGCTGAGGAAGTTTCTGCTGGGCCGGGTGAAGCTATTGCATTTCCTGCTGATGGTAGGGCCGAATATATTGCTCCACCATCTGACGCATTTGCGTCTCAATTTGAGCGACTTAATCAGATCGAGTCGCAGATCAATGAGCTAGGTCTGTCGGCTGTGTTGGGTCAAAAGCTAAGTGCAGAGACGGCTGAGGCAAAGAGAATTGATCGCAGTCAGGGAGATAGCACCATGATGGTGATCGCCCAGAACATGCAGGACATGATCGACAATTGCCTGCAGTTCCATGCTCAGTACCTTGGCGACAATCAGCCTGGCAGTTCTTATGTGAATCGCGACTTCCTTGGCAGCAGACTTGAGCCGCAAGAGATTCAGTCATTGTTGCAGCTTTACACGGCTGGAACCATCACGCAAGAAACGTTGCTGATGAACCTAAGTGAGGGCGAAGTGCTAGGCGATGATTTTGATGTGGATCAAGAGCTTGACGCGACCCAAAATGGCGGGTTGCTGGAAAGTGAGGAGAGCACTCTAGTGGAGGAACCCCGACTTAACACCTGATATGTTCTGCGGCAGAATAGATGCAGTCAGGCTTTCGCCATGGATCATGAGATTGAGTCTCGGACGTTGCAGTACATTCAACGCAAACTCCCAGAAAACACTTTTGCCATTGTTCGCATGACTTGGTTCTACGACGGCGAAGTGGACAATGTAGAAGAGGTGCGGATCATTGATGAGGGTCAGGACACAATTGACGGCTTCATTGACGCGATGAAAGCTGCAGTTGAAGCTGGCGCTGATGTTTCCATCATTTCACCATATGACCCCGAGGATATTGGCTTAGAAGAACAATGACTGTCCCTGCCGAGCTTTACAGAAACGCGATCGATCTCAATCGGTTTAGTAATGGTGTTGCTCGGCGCATTATTAACGTTTACAACGATATTATCATTCGCGCTGTAAATGAGCTGAGGATCATTGATGACCTTGGGTTGGATGATGATGGTCAGCTCTTTCGCGCCGCAAGACTAAGAAGCATTCTCGCACAACTCAAGGTATCGCTTGATGGTTGGGCCGGTGATGCAACACAGTTCACGGTCTCACAACTGCAGGGTGTAGCCGAGCTTCAGAGTGAGTTTGTGACCCAGCAACTGCGCAATGTTCTGCCAAGAGGCGAGCGATCCCTTGTCAATACTGTTGAGGTGTCGGGTGATTTTGCTCAAGCTGTTGTTTTGACCGACCCTACAGACGTAAATGTTGTCGCATTGAGTGATGACCTTTACAAGGCGGTTTATGGCGTGCCTGATCCTGGCGTGCAAGGTGTTGTAGGCCGAGCAACTTTCAACTTGACAGCGACTCAAGGCACAACAATCACACTGCCAAATGGCAAAACAGTCGCAAAAGCTTTCCGTGGATTGGCAGAAAGTCAGGCTGCATTGTTCGGCCAGATTGTCAGGCAAGGGCTCCTGTCAGGCCAGACACTTCCACAAATCACACGTCGGCTCAAGGGTCGTCTCAAGTTTGGCGACTATGCACCATTGTCAGTTGGACAGGTCAGAGCGGCTGGGTTGTCAATAAAGCAGCTACAACAGGCCGGCGGTGAGTTGACTGCGGTAGCAAATCATCAGGTTATGACTCTTGTTCGGACAAGTGTGAATCAGGTGACTAACACGGCTGCCATGAACGTTTATGAGGCCAACACTGACATCACAAAGAAGTATGAGTACATCGCCACGTTGGATGCAAGAACAACGGCTATTTGCATGGCACTTGACGGCCAGCAGTTTGAGTATGGAAAGGGACCTGAGCCGCCACAACACTTCAACTGCCGATCGACTATTGCTGGAGTGATTGACTATGACAATTTGCCATTCTCACCGCCAGATGATGAAGGTGAGCGAGCTGCAATAGGTGGAATGGTGCCGTCTGACATGAAGTATGGTGATTGGATCGCACAACCTGAGAATGTTTCCATCAGAGTCAAGGCTTTAGGCAAAGGCAGAGCCGATTATTTTGACAAGCTGCGACGTGAGCCAGGTATGAACCCGCAAAAGGCGCTGCAAAAACTCGTGCGTGATGATGGAAGTGAAGTTACCCTCGAAGAGCTGAGAAACAGGTACGGCCCAATCAATGGTAACAACTAAGTTTGTCGCTCGGACTCTGTGGATTGAAAGGAGCCGTCGGCGTGAAGGTCCCAAAGTTGTATATACCATCTATACCAAAAACTCATCGCGATGCTTTACAGATCACAAAGCGATCTTAAAACATGTGAAGTGGCCTAAAGGCACGCCAACTGGCGACGCACTACGTGAATGGCTGCAATCATTTGAGCCGAAAGCAAAACCTGAGCCTGAGAAGCCGACTGTTGAAGATGATCCAACCGCTAACACAAAGATGATAACTTAGAATGAATTATTCGCTTTGAAATAATGCCTCAAGGTCCTGGAACTTACGGCTCAAAAATGGGCCGGCCACCTAAGAAGAAAAAGATCAAAAAGGGTGGCAAGAAATGAAGACTAAGCCAGGCAAAGGAACACGAGTTAGCTGGCTGTATCGCGGTGTAAGAACTTATGGCGTGGTTACAGGTTCTGCGGGAAAGAGAGGCAGCATCAAGGGTCCCTCGGGTGGCACTGTCAGTCGGGTCGGCACTAAAGATGATCCTGTCATCCGTATCAAATCAGATAGCACAGGCAACCCAGTCCTCAAAAAGCAATCTGAGCTGAGCAAAGCCGGCAAAAGGAGCAAGAAGTGATGCCGAAGTCAAAATACTCGGCTAAGCAACGCAAGATTGCAGCACTTGCTCCACCACGCGACAAGATTACTGGCGCTGACCTTAAAAAGCTGCGCGGCAAAAAAAGGAAGAAAAAGTGACTGATGACTGCTGGGAACTTACTGTCACTGCGGACGCTGTACGGCTTCTGCATCGATCAGTAAGTTTCTATTATGAGAAATGGCCCGGTGGACCTGATCCAGAAGAACAGGAGAATCTAAGGGAACTTAAGTCGATCTTGTCAGCAATGATGCTGGAAACTTTATACGATCAGCAGTCATGAGCAAGAAAGATCCACGACTTGAAAGATATGG